TGACAGACCGACGCCAGAAACTGCTGAAGCATCTGAGCAAAGCGAATCCGACTGAGTCCGAGCAGCGCATGACGCAGCTGGTCATCGAGCGGATCTGCTCGGACATGTGTGACTTCTACGATAAGTTCTACGCCCAGGAGGGGCCTGGTGCGATCATCTATGTGCCACGGGCGGACAATGATGAAGACACCATGTTCTACTTGACGGTCCCGGCTCTGATGACCGCCCTAAAGGACTTCCGTAACCATGACATGGAGGGTCCCGCTGATGTGATGCAGAAGGCCATTGCCAGGGCGGAGTCCCTTGACATCCAAAAGGAGGCTTTGTTTGTGCTCCAGGATGATCAGTACATGTCCTTGATCCACTACAAGCGCGAACTCTCCGCACAACCGTTCCTTGATTAGATCCGAGCAGTACAAGCGTTTTAAAAACGCTCAATTCATCAAGCGTCTGGAGGAAGATTGGTTGACGCCAGTCGATTATCTTCCTTACATTGATGCGCTCTTTGGTGACATTGATCTAGATCCCTGTACAACAGAACTTGCCAATGGTCAGTTTTTGCGTGCCAGGAACTTCTACACCAAAGAAGACGATGGATTGAACATTGAAATCCCTTGGACTGGCAAGGTTTATCTGTTCCCTCCCACCTACGGACGTTGCTCCTGGAGTGCGCCACGGGGCACCTGGAAGTGGGGCCTGAGGGGCGGCAGCAGCGGAACAAGTCCAACAGCCGCGTGGTTCAAGAGGCTGGTCAGGGAGTGGAAGCTGGGCAACGTGTCAGAAGGGTTGTTGTTCTCAACCAACCACGAGTGCTTCCGAACGATGCCTGAGATGTGGAATTATCCCGTTTGCATCCCCAAGGACAGGGCAAACCTGATCCATGGTGATCGTTTGTTTACATTCCAGACCCCACTTACATGGGGTTATTTTGTGTATCTTCCGCCAAAGAGTCTAGGTTTTGATCCGTCTGGCCGATTTCGTGAGATTTTTTCTCACATCGGTCATATTGTTGGCTAAGACGGTTGAGTGCGAAAAAGATTACGGAAACCAATCCGCCGGTCAGTATTGTTGATACTAGCAGCACCTCTTGGCTCATAGGGGAGTGCAGTGGTTGGAACGGTTCCGCCTTGTGCAACGAGCACAAAACGATCATCGCCTTGTCGTTGAGCAGTGATGTCATCTTGGGCGCCTTGACGGTCGCGTTCCATGTATTGTGACAGAAACCGCATGCCAGCTGCGTTGTCTTGAGCTTCTTCTAAGCCCCGGTAACGGTTGTCAACGCCGTAGTTCTGGCTAAGCTGGTGTTTCATAAGACCATTCTGTCAGATCTAAACCGTGGACCCGGACACCAACTTCATTCTTAACTTGAACGATCAGATCTGGTTCGATACTCAGACTCATATTGGTCTCATTTGCAACGAAATTAAGACACTGCTCATTGAGAAGAACAAAAAATATGGCGACTCGGCTTTAAATCCCAGTCGGATTTTCAGCAAGGCCGATTCTGTCGAGCAGATCCTGGTCCGCATCGACGACAAATTGAACCGCATTCAAAAAGGTGCTGGGCTAATTGGATCCGATGAAGATGTTATCAACGACTTAATTGGTTACTTGATCTTGCTTAAAATAGCTTTAGCAAGACAACCAATCTATGGACAGAGCTGATGAGATTTTATATAACTACTGCCCAGAGCTTCAGTTAATTGACATGCTGGATTGGATCAACGGAACAGCTAAACATTCTTTGGAGATCCCAGCAATCCTGGCGCCTGATTCCAGTATCTCCAAAACCGTCTTAGGCTCTCACCCGTCGGATCCCACTCCAGAAACTTCCGCTCCAGATATTCAATCGCCTTGATCTGGTTCGGCGTGTGCTGCCAGGTTTCCGCCAGGTTAAGCAGGCACTGTTGCTTGGCTTCGCAGCGGTGGGGATAGAAGGTAGGAATCTCTTTATCTGGCGCCAGGTAGTAATTGAGTTCAACCCTTCTCCTTTCTTTTAGGAGCGAGGGGGCATGGTAATACGCCTTGTTGATGTAAGGAGACCACTCCTTAATAATGGCATTTTTACTGGCGTTGGTATTAATGAGTTCACGTAAATAACACTCTTTAAATGTGCTAATTCCAACGCTGTGAGCATAACTAATGATGGCTGCCCGCTTCTTTTTGTTCATTGGCATGTAGACACAAGGAACAACAAGGTCCGCCAGCTTCTTGAGATCCTCAATGAACTGGGCTGTGATCTGGACTTCAGTTGCCTTATCTCCGCCGTGGACAAACCGCTTGCCAATCCGCAGGCTGCCATAACCGATGCGCCAGGTGGGATCACTGCGGTCCCTATACGCAGCGTACCGGCCAAAACCCAAGTGAGTCCTGGCCGGCGTATAAGCACAAATTAATCGAACCGTATCTTTATCTAAGAACGGGTGATCGATTTCAAACTGATCAAGGAACAACCACGCTACCGGTGTACTGGACCTCAGAATAACCGTCCAGGCGCAGAAGCACAACGTAGTTCTTGGAGGCGTCCGACACGGTCACGCCCACAGCACCTTTGCCTTTACCAGACTTCACGATGTTGCTGAACTTGGTGTAACCAGTGGGGGCGCTGCCTGCAGTATAGGAATCTTCCTGGAAGATCTCCATGGTGTCGATGCCACTGGTGACCGTCAGGGTAACGGTGATGTCACCAGTGCTGCCGGGGTTGACGCGGAAGGCGCGGATGTTGAGGCCGCCGGTGGAGCCAGCAGAGGTATTGCCCAGGTAGGTGATCTCAGAACCGGCATCAACCTGGAAGGTGTCCAGGGTTCCTTTGATTGTGCGTGTTGCCATCTTGATTAAGAAAGTTGACTTTCCGTTTGGTATTGGAAGGAGAAGTCGGCATCAATGCCGTGTTCTTTGAGGATGCTGAGGAACAACTGGCGGTCCACAAGCTTTTGGTGAAGCATGTCAATGAAAGCTTCTTCCAGTTCATCGCGATCCAGCTCACGAATCGCCATGGCTGCAGCATGGATTGCAAATTCGCTATCCACGCTTAACCCTGAAGCGCCTGCATCCATTGGTAACTACCAATCTGTGATTACATCCTAACAGCGGTGAACCATTTGGCAATTTTTAGGCTGCAACTGGCTTCTGAGGCGGAATGTAACGCTGATCAACTGTGAAATCTGGGATGTCTGGAGCACCACTAAAAATGCCAGGGACCAGTTGAGGGAGCCTCTCGTCTTTGTACTGGGCGAGAAACTGCTGCGACGCGTTCATGGTGCTTTCCGTGTGGTTTGGTTAAGAACAGGCCCATGGCATAAGTCCCGCCAAAGACCAAACCAAAGACCAAAATTAAAGACTCCACTTGCTTGTTCAGTCTTAAACTACTATATTTTAGGGAATCTCAGCATTCAAAATGCTCAGCCAAACCGCAATTGAGAACATCACCGACTCTGCACTTGGTGGCGTCAGTAAAACTCAGTTGCGCTCACACCTGATGACGGCTTTTGAAGTCACTGAAAAAGAAGCGGACACAATATTAAACAACTTAGGCTTCGCCAGGAAACCCAATTACATCAATTATTTCAAGCATTACAACATTAATATTCCGCAAGGAGCAGAACAAATTTATTATCCTTGCACCAAAATCTACGAGTACAAAAACTTTTTGCGCCCATCAGATTGCTACGGCCTAATGGACATGGCTGATGCCAGGGTCAGGCGCAGCTGCGTTGCTAACCCTAAGGATGAAGCGTTGTCGACAGATTATCGCACCAGCTGGACCGCTGATCTGGAGTGGAACAAAAGTGATTTTGTCAATCAGATTGATATCAAAATTGGTAAGGCTTTGAGCCTGAACCCATTTTTAGGTGAGACGCTGCAGATCCAGAGGTACAAACCGGGTCAATATTATAAAGAACACTGTGACTTTTTCTATCCCAACACGAAGGAATATAGGGTCTACACCGAGTGGATGGGCCAGCGAACTTGGACTTTTATGGTGTATTTAAATGATGTGGAAGAAGGCGGTGAAACGTATTTCAAGCATCTCGACTTAAAGATCAAGCCAGAGCAGGGCAAGGCTGTCTTCTGGAGCAACCTTTATCCCTTTGGTTTGCCCAACCCTAGGACCATGCACGAGGCGCTGCCTCCCGTCAGTGGTGACAAATATGTGATTACCAAGTGGTGGCGCAGCTGGAGCCTAATGCCTTAGTGATCGCAACCGCAGGGCAGGTTGGACTTGAGCAGCCACTGCGCTTTCTTGTGGGCGCGGCCACGCTCAACGGCCAAGTCAAGGGTGAACTGATCACCAATGGCTTCTGCCTGCAGCGAGAGGGAGTGGAACTTCTCGGCAAGCAAGTCTGTGTTGCTGGCCAACACGGAGATCAGGCCATCTTGATCAAAACAATCCTCGGGCAGAGCGGCCATGGTGGAGTAGTTAAGGTCCTCCACGCTCTTGGGGGCTGCAATGTCCATCGAGCGCAGGTGCTCAGCGATGGTGTCAAGTCCACCTTGAAGTTCTTCGTAGATCTCCTGGGTCAGCTTATGGATCGAGTAGAACTTAGTGCCCATCAGGTTCCAATGGACAATGTAGGTTTGATTGAGCAGATAAGAAGTGTCACGCAGCGCCTGAACCAAGGCAACGTAACAAGCTCCTTTTTTGTCCATTTTTGCCATTTAGATCACCATTTAACTTTTAGTAAGGCAGCCCTTAGGTCACAGTGTTTGTTGGAAAAAACTGTTGAGTTTTTGAAAACCACTTACCGTCTTCAAACAAAAACTCCGGAGGGCACCCGGTTTTTATTCTGTGCTTAATGGCATCAGGGTCTTTACCCGTTATTCTAGCAGCGTCATGCAGACACATTTTCTCACCTTTGTAGACAACAAAAATATTGTTTCTTCTGTTCCTGTTTTGCTCGGCTGCTGTAGCCCACCTTACGTTACCTGGCTCGTAATTACCATCGGGATTGATTCTGTCCAGGGAACTTCCGGGTGGCCTGCTGCCTAATTCTTCCCAGAATTCATCAAAAGATTTAAACAAAAACTGAACATGGCCATAGCAATTTTTATGGTTATCCGCTACTCTTTTCTTGGCCCTCCAATAGCTCTTGTAGGCTCCTAGTTTTTCGAAATCGTGTTTTGCGGAGCGTATTTTTCTGTTTGGGCTGATTCCTTTTTTAGCGCAAGACCTGCAAGTCCAAGTTTTATTTTTTCTGTGATATTGATCAATTCTTATAGAACCCGGTTTGCTACAGCTTTCGCAACTTACGTCAACATAGTTCCAATGTGATGAAGGCATGAGGAAAGGGCTTCTGAGCCCACTATACCACTTACGATCATCCACTTCACCCGGTCTGCCCAGTAGGCTGCTGACATTTTGCCTTTATTAATATTAGCTGCATGACGCGCTTTAAAGCTTTCCCGACGTTTGCGGTAAGCTTCTGATTCACCTTCACGACGTGGAGATCCTTGCACGCCTTGTTGCCCAAAGCGAATAATTTTTTCTTGCCCATCTGAGCAAGCTTTGACAACGTGACTTTTTGTTGGGTGGTCAGGAGTACGCTGAGGCTTGTTGCACTTCATGTGCTCCTTAGCCAGACGCTTTGCCTTTGCTCGATCCGCCATCAGCCTTTGTAGTATTCGGCGCGATCAGGAGAAATCGCCATCCCCTCTTCTCCCTTGAGGGCGCGATCACCGACAGCAGGATTGCGGTAACCCTTCATCTTCTCAATGATGTTAGCCACCGTGGCGGCGTAACCTTGAGCAAACTGTTGTGGATCAGGTCGCGATCCAGCCGATTGTTGCATCATTGGCCAGGTAGGGGACTGCGTTATCTGTGCTGTTGATTTTGATTGAGCAGGGTTTCTGCTCTAACCATTTCTTCAGTTTATCAGCCCTAAGATCGGAATAATTCCTGTTGTCCTTATTGAACCAGGTAAAGGGCAACTCCGATGCTTTGGAGCGGTTGCAACTGTTGCAGGAGCAGGCCAGGTTGTTTCGCGTGTTGTGTCCGCCTTTGTGTTTGGGAACAATGTGATCAATCGTGGCAGTATCTTTGCACAGCTGACGATCACAGTAAGCGCACTTCCACTCCCAAGCGTCAAAGATTGACTCTCGAAATTTTCGACGCGCAAGTTTAGGGGTTAAAACAATTAAGTTAGCTAAGAAATCTTCTTCGCTGTGAAACATTGAAGTTCACAAACCCTAACCAAAAGATATGGTGCATACACCTTCCCTTTGCGCTATGCTTGCACTGTCAGCCCCCTTGGTGTAATAGGTAGCCACTGGAATCTTAAAAATTCCTGTCGAAAGACGTGTCGGTTCGACTCCGGCAGGGGGCATGAAAAGGCTATAATAAAATTAATTGTTGCCTCTACCAAATGAGAAGAGATAAGGGTTTACAAACGTAAGTCTCCTCTCTTAAAATGAACATCGCCCATCGGGATGTAGCTCAGTTTGGTAGAGCGCTGTCTTTGGGAGGCAGATGCCGCAGGTTCGAATCCTGCCATCCCGACCACGCTGGATTAGCTCAGTGGTAGAGCAGGGATTTTGTAAATCTCAGGCCACCCGTTCAAATCGGGTATCCAGCTTAATCAGTTAAACCAATTAAAATTTCTTCTTCATCTTCTGCTGGATCGTATTCAGCTTCTTCTAATAAGCGCAGTAAATAATAATGAAGCTTGTCTGTGACCCAACGCAAATCTTCATCGCTGACATCACAGACAATGGCATTAAGCCTGAGTTCTCGTGAAGGCTCACGAATAAAATCTGCGATCAACTCAAGAGCTTTATAACGTTCTTTCGTGAACTCGCCTAACATCACTCTGCAAGCGGATCAGTAATGGCATCGACCAGTTGGTTGTTCTCCTCAGCAGCCAGCTTTTGCTTGAGGATCCCAAGGATTTCAATGGCACCTTGAACTTTAAGGTAGCCCTCTTTGGTTCGGATCAGCGTTTCTTCTGAGCTGCGAATCTCATCGGCCAAGCTAGCAAGCTGGGCCTTGAGGCCACCATCAAGTTCGTCAATTGCGTTGTTCATTGATCAGAGATTTTCTAAGCAAATAGTAACACCTTTGATCATAGATTGCCAGACTTGGGCGGTCTGCCCGGCCCTGGTGGCTTGGGTTGATCAGATCGATCTTCTTCCTTTCTGCTGACGCCGTAGACGGCCAGAACGCTCGTCACCAAAGAAGAAATGAAGGCTGCATCAACTTTGGCAAAGCCCATGTAACTAACCGTCAGCATGGCAAGTGCCCACGACAAAACGCCAACGGGTACGACCGTCGCAAAGAACTTTCGTAACCCGCTGTCGCTTCGTTTAATCACAGCAGATCAATAAACCAACCCGTCCCTGGACCTTCCACAGTCCAACGGCTCTTTATTAAGTTATAGCTGTATTCTTTGTTGTTGCCATCGGTGCTGATGTAGCTACCGCTGCTGTGGTCAATTTCGCCCCATGGGTCGTTGACGATGAAGGTACGGCGGCTGTCGTCATAACCAATGATGCAGATCCAGTGACCGCCACCGGATGGGGCGCTGGCTGGCCCGTGGTGGAGGATGCCGACTGGGACCGGAACGCCAGCATCAATATTTGCTTTGAGCTTCTCCACCGTCCCGTTTTGTTTAAAAGATGGTTTAAAGCCAAGACCTTTTAAAACAGTAACTTGAACACTGCTGTCAGTGCTATCGCCAATGGCAAAAACTTTTCGAACGTACTCATCATCATTTTTGACGACGCCAGGCTTGAGGAACATTGCGGCCATGGCGCAGGAGCTGGAGAAACAGGTGCGGCTGG